GTTCGAGTCCAGCTAGTCGCACCATTTACCCTAAACACAGCCCTGCGAAACTACTCGCGGGGTTTTGTTTTTCCCAGTGTTTTCAAGGCTTTTCAGCCCTTTTACTTATCGCCACTAATCAGATTTAATTGTCTTTAACCGCATTTTTTAGTAACAAGTTTAGTAACAAGGTGATAAACTTCGAAAAATCTTGTTACTAAAACTAAGGAAAAATGATGCCTCGTGTTACTAAACCGCTCACAAATACCGAAGTAGATAAAGCGAAAACAAAGGATAAAGAATACAATCTAAGTGATGGTAACGGTCTTTTTTTACGCATTAAGCCTACTGGTGCTAAGGCTTGGATTTTTAATTATTATCACCCAGTAACAAATAAGCGCACATCTTTTACTATTGGAACTTATCCAGCTATAACACTTGCGCAAGCTCGTCAAAAACGTGAAGAATATCGCGCCCTACTTGCTCAAAGCATCGATCCGCAAGAATACATAAAAGAACAAGAACTAATTAAAAACGGTCAGAACGAAAATACTTTCTATAAAGTCGCTTTACTTTGGAAAGAAAAAAGAAGTAAAGAAATTGAGCCTATGACAATGGAAAAGAATTGGGCAAGATTAGAAAACTATCTATTCCCTACTCTTGGGAATTACCCTATCGATCAGATTACTTCCCCTTTATTGATTAAAACTGTTCGGTCATTAAATGAAAAAGGTTTCAATGATACGCTGCATCGCTTGTTAAACCTCGCTAATCAGATTTTAAATTATGCGGTAACAATAGGATTGATTTCGTTTAATTCTTGCTTGAAAGCATCTGATGCTTACCATAAAGAGTCTCAAAAACATCACCCAGCAATCAAACCGGAAGAATTACCGAAACTATTACAAGACTTCCAAAATTCAAGTAGAGATCATCTAACAAAGGTTTTGTTCCGATGGCAATTACTTTCAATGGTTCGTCCAGCTGAGGCGGTTTCTGTTGAATGGTCTGAAATTGATTTTGATAAAAAGTTATGGACTATCCCAGCCGAAAAAATGAAAAAAACAAGACAAGGGGCATTTCCGCACATTGTTCCGCTCTCATCTTTAATGCTTAAGATTTTAGAAGAATTGAAACCTATAACAGGTGATGACAAGTTCGTATTTTCTCACTATCACAAACCTAACCAATCAGCTAGTAAAGAACTAATTGCTAACGCATTGAGAAAAATAGGTTACAAAGGGATTCAAGATGCTCACGGATTGAGATCGATAGCTAGAACGTTTTTAGAAGATCAGCAAGTTGATTTCCGTATTGCTGAAAGTTGTCTTGCTCATAGCATTGGGAATAAAACAAGTCAGGCGTATAACCGTTACGATTATGTAGAACTCCGCCGCCCTGTGATGCAATTATGGAGTGATTTTGTGGAGCAATGCGAAAAAGAAAACGTGTGAATGAGCGGCGTGTAAAAAATATTACAAAAATTGGTTCACCTGTTCACCCTGCCAATTAAACCTTTTATTTCATATAGTTACAGGTGAATAGGTGAACATTATTGTTCACCCTAATTGTTCACCTTTAAGAGGAAAGCATAAAAAAAGGGGCTTTCGCCCCCTTTCCATAGTTTATGAATTGAACTCATTTTTAAATTCTTCATAGTTTTTGAAGTGAACATTGGAGCGATATCCATATTTTCCCTTAGTCTTAGAGAACTCAAATTTATTTTTATGTTGCGCAAATCCTTGCTTTAATGAATTTGAGAAGTTTCTTAATGTAAGGGCATTTTTAATACCGCTCGCCTCAGCAAAGGCTAAGTATGCTGGATAAAGATGCGTTCTTGACTTATTGACTTGATTCGCATTTCCTATATACAAGCCGTCATTCTGTGGCGTAGTATAGAAATATCCGCAAAATTCGGTGATGTGGTCGGATTCGCTTTTTATTTCCAAAGCCTCATCACTTGTTTGTTGCTCTTTTAAAGCGGCCTTAGCGGTTTCAGGTTGTTCAAAGGTATGTATTAGTTTGTAAATAATACCCCCAACTTCCCTCTCAATCTTATCCATAAAATTAGGATCTCGCTCGTTTTCAGGTACTACTTTGTCAAAGTGAAAGATTACCCTTCTTCGCTCAATCCCACCGCTACGCTCTGTAAATCTAGTCGCCTCGTTATTAACGATTAAGACTACTGCCGAAATAACAGCTTTAAATTTAGTGCGGTGTTTTGGATCAATATTCACAGGGTCGCCCCCTGTAATACTTTTCAATCCACCACCATCACCACCATAACGCGATTGTTCAGGGCAAATTAGCAAAGTTTTACCTACAAAGCTTTCTCGCCCGCGCGGTTCATCTAAATCTACTAAGCGCCCGCTTTCTGTGTTCTGCTCACCAGCTAATAACGTGGCAATATTAGCAAAAACAGATTTACCACTTCCACCATCGCCTGTTACTTCAAAGAATAATTGCCAGTCGTTGCGATTAGTTAAAATTGCGTATAAAGCCGCTAGAATAGCGTTCTTTTTGCTTTCTTTACCACCGCTTACGAACTCTAACCACTTATCAAAATATGGCGTATTTTGCGCTGAATGTAGATATTCATGCGGAATATAAGACATTAGCCAATTTTCCCGATAATGGGGCAAGAACTCTAACGTAGTGCGGTTTAAAGTGCCGTTATTGAAAGCAATCAACTCTTGCGCCTGTGTTCCCATTTTTGGCGATTGGATTTTGATTGTATCAATAATGCTTTCGATTGAGCGCGCACTATAATTGAAGTCCTGTTCATCAAAGAAAGTTACTGCATTATCTAAGAACTCAAATTTATCTACTAGCTGCCAGCTTATGCCGTCATAGCGATATAATTCTCGGTCTTTTGGGTTTAATGCTAAATCCATATTTAGCCACTTCGTCAAGGCTCGGGCCTTCTTATTTACTCCGTCATTTTCTTTCAGCTTTTCGGGCGGAGCTAATTGCGTTGCTAAATCAGCGGTCTTTTTATCGGTTCGCAAGCGTTGAATGTAAGAGCTTAAATCCTCTTTCACTTGTGCGGCCGCATCAATGAGTTTCACTTCTCTAGCCGAAGTGTTTTTTGCTAAATTCTGACAAATTGCGGTGATTTCCTCCTGTTTTAATTCGCCATATTGAGCAATCTTCACTAACTGCTGATCTTCTTTAGCTATACGCGTTGAAGAAATATTACTTAATTGATTCTCGCCTAGAATAACTGGTTTTTGCTTGCTTTCTAAACCTTCTACTAATCGGCATAATATTTGCCATTCTTCACCTTTTCCGTTATCCCATGCTTGCCATGCTTTAGAGCCAGCTAGCACAAATAAATCGGAATAAGGTTCATGCGGTTGATCCGCAAGGTGCGGAGCATTAATTAATCGAGCCATCTTTTTCCCCTACATCTACATACTTATAACCATTCGGCATTGATTCAGCCAATCGGGCGTCTGCTGCATTTTGTAAAGTTAAGAGAATTTCAAACAATCCATCCATAGCCGCCAAAGATAATCCTTTAATTACAGCATCTTCATCACTCACAGCACTTACTGGCGGCTGACATACTGATGCTTTAGATATCATTTCATCAAGATAAATACGAAGGAAGAAGAGTTCATTTCTTACCCGCATCAATGCCGCACACTGTTCTGGGGTGAAAGTTCTGAAAATATCAGCTAATTCAACAACGCAAGCCATAGTGTAAGGAATAGTGCTTATTTCTTCCCCTTGACTTTGTCTTACTCTCGAGGTGATTGCGGTGAATTCTGTTTCGTTTAAGCGGTTAATATCGATTTTCATGTTATTTACTCCCTTTTTGTAATTCAATTCTTTCAATCTGTAACTGCTCAATCTGTTCTACCACTTCAACAAGCTTATGGATTAAGTAGTTATTCGCTTGATTAAAGCCTTTTAACGCTCCGTACTTATCATTAAGTTCCGCACCTTGCGACTTAGCCATTTCATTAAGTAACTTTGAGCCAGCTTTTAATCTAATTACTAAATCAGCTAGTTCATTGCGGAATTTCACTTTGTGATGAAACTCGTCCGGATAAACTTCAAGGCATCGTTTGTTACTATCAAGGATTAGTTGAAATTGGCGCGAAAGTTGAGAATATTTCGTCATTAACGGATTGAATGGCTCTTTACCTTTAACTTTTCTTTTTAATATTTGTTTACGCATTTACTTTCCCCCTTCTGATTGTCGCTGCTTTCTTAATTTGTTCGATTGATGCCGCTAGTCCTTTGTAGTGTCCTGTGTGTAGATAATCCTCTGCGAAGGCTAAGAATTGTCTAATACGTTTACAGGCTTTTTCTAATTGCTCCGGTGTCGGTACATATGGCTCTTTAAATGATTTGATTTGCTTAGATTTCATTGCCGTTACCCCATAAAATTGTGATAGTTTTTAAAATACGCCCATTACTATGGCGAGTTCCTATCTCGCTTTCATATTTTTCCTTAGCTTGTTTAGCACCTTCTAAAGAGCCATAAACTCCTTGATTAAACTTGCTGCCATCGTCATAGACAAAATACAACTTATAAGGAAAATCTAACGGCAAAGAAGCTTTTTTCTCAATAAACTCAATGCGTTCTTCCATATCAACCTTGATATAACTCAATAGGTTTTTGATGCCTTTGATAGTGTTTGCGATATCAAAAGAATCCATTTCATTGAATAAATCAGGGTTAATTGATAATGCTAAGAGCGTGCTTTCCACTTGTCCTAGTCCATCAATATGGAGCTTTAACATTTCAAGCTGACATTGTTCTACTTGGATAATGCGGTTAGTCATGAGCCACCTCCGCGAAAGAGATTGAAGGGAAAGTATTTGCTGATAAAGCACTAGCGTTTTGAAGATTGATTCTTCCAGCAAGCACTAAGACGAACTCACGGGCAAGCTTAGCGCGTGCGTTGCGTTCGCTATCAGCGGTAATACGGATTTTTTGAAGATGATTTGATAAATCAGTACGGCGAATAGCCGCGAAGATGAATTGATACATTTGCGTAAGTTCCTGATGTTTGTTTATAGGAACTACCGCTAGACTTTCCACGGTCGGGCGGTAGAACGTAACAAGGTGGAAAACTGCCACATCAGGAGGGCAGCCAGTCAAGGACTGCTCATTACGCTCTACCATTGAGAGAATGATCGGATTTATATGTAAAACAAAATCCGCATATTCTTTTGGTGTGCGAATGTTACGAACAAAAAAAGCACGGTTCTTTGGCGTGCTATCGTTCGCCTGATGTAAATAGTTCAGCTTTCCACGGCTGGCAATCACTTTTTCTGATTGCGTGTTCATGATGCCAAAATTGACCGTAGTTTGTAAAGCGATTTCAATCAAAAATAACTTGAAAAATATTTCATATTGTTTACAATATATATGATTTGAATTCATGGTAATTTTCTTCATGTTTTTAGATCCTTGTTAATGATTTTAAAATTTACCTTTTGAGAGATTCTTAAGGTTGAATACGCCGCTTGGGAGAGCCTTGCGGCGTTTGTCTTTTCTATTCAAAGCGGGAATATGCTCGTCTTTCTTCAATCGCTGAAAGCTCGCCCCCTTTTGCCTTGTAAACATTAATTACTTTTCTTAACTGTTCCGCGTTCGCGACTTCATAGCGAAGATACATTCCAGCACCATCTGAAGTTTTTTCCCATCTACGGCTGATTTTCTCGCCGATATAATCATTCTCTAGCTTGATTACATAATTACGCGCCGAAGTCATTCCCATTGCGTAACCGTCAATCCCGCTAATACTTGAAAAAATGATTCGATTCAGAACTTTTAAGAATTGAGTTGATTTTCTTGCCATGATTTATTTCCTCGTTTGATTAAGCGCGTGCTGCTTTTTGTTCTTCAATCCATTGATTCACTTCATCTAAATCCCAGCGGACAAAGTTTTGTGAAAAGCGAATTGGTTGAGGAAATTTTTTAGCTTTTACAAGCTCATTGAGTTTGGTGCGACCAAAGCCAACAATATGGCAAGCGATTTCACCGGAGATTAGTTTTTGTTGTGGGTTTAAGTTTTCTGTTTTGTTCATAAGATAATTCCTATCGTTTGTTTAACACTGTGGAGTATCGTCATATTCCGTGGTTGTTCGAACGATAGGAATTTTAGAATGGGAGGTTTGATTAACCGGAAAATTCCAGATTTTTCCAGTATTTTCCGGTTTTGAGGTTTATTAGTTATCTAATTCAACTGAACTTACCCAGTTTTTTAGCGTTTTTCCGCTAGGAAGATGCTTTGTTAGCCCTTTTAATTCAAAGTCTCTTTGTATTACGCCATCTTTGCCTTTTTCGCTGTCATTTGGATCGTAAACGTGTGGGCGTGGATTTTCGGCAACTGCTGCCCCATATTTTATTTGAAGTAGAGCCTTAATAAATTCATTCTTCTTATTTTCTGATGCGGTTGATTTAACATTCGTAGAGTTAGCAGCTTTATCCTTAAGCTCTGTAATGATTCTTTCTTTTTCGATTAATTCCTCTTGTAATAATTTTACCCTTAATTCTAACTCACTCACTCTTTGAGCTTGATTTGCCTTTGAAAACTTGTCTAAAAATACTAATAAGTCACGGTGTAATATACACATATCATCAAGTTTCAAATGAAAACTATTTGAGCCAGTTGGAAGCCTAAAATCGAATCCTTCTCTATATCCTAGTATATCTTCAACTTCATCTATATATCCTAGATCTAATAGTTCTTCTGAATTAAAGTAAGTAAATATTTTTGGGTCTAGTGGGAAATATCCCTCATAAACAAAGCGAAGTGGCTTATCTTCAAAACCCAAAAAAGACACAGTATCAATAGTGCTATTTGAAGGATAATCACCATATCTTTCAGGGTCTAAAAAAACGATGATATTAAACTCTTCGCCCTTTATATCTACTCTAGTGGAAATGCTGCCATATCCGCTAGTCTTGGTGATTTTCATATTGAATTTTGTCTTATCTACGTGTAAAACCATTCTTTCACCTAGAACAGGAATTGAATCAGCATCAAGATCTTTTCTATTTATCAAATCAATAGATTGCGAATCACCTTGTATGAAAATAGATACCTTAATGTCGCTATTTTGTATATATTCTATTAAATCTTTTTCAGATATATCGATACTATGATTTAACCGCATATACTTAACTGTTTCTTTAAGTGAATATGCTTTTTTAGGCAACATTCTTGTTACTGGTTCCATAAACGCCCCTTTCGCATTTATCCTTATTTGAAAAGTGCGCACCAGCAAAGTAAGGTTCTTTGTTTTCGGGGATCAGCCTAGATGCGCTATATTTGGTTGGTTTTTTAGGAAATGTTAGCCGTTCGCTATATTCTTTGGCTCAAAAGGCTTGAAGTTTGTTTAGTAAAGGCGGATAATTGAATTGCCTTTAGAAACTCCCCTTTGAGTGATAAAGGTTATTACATACGACTTTAATTTAAGCCATCGTTCGCGCGGTGGCTTTTCTGTTCCTAAAACTCTAATTATTAATCAATAAAGCCGATTAATTTTTGTCCATTATAACAAATTTAATTATAAAGTTTAACTACGTTTAGTTACGACTCTTTCATATCTAATCTATTGATATTATAATAATTATGTTACATTTTAATTTGAAGTGTAACAGGGATTCCCAGTGAATTGGGAATACTCGCAAAAATGGTCTTTCGATATGTCATTACGTCATCATCCCCTCGTTGTGAAACGCGGGGATTTTTTTTGCCTAATGTTTGCTATTTCCGTTTAACTTTCTTCATTTCTTTGAGTTGCTTAGCGGCTATAAAGTAAATCGTTTCCAACGCGTCCATATTGGGGCTGTTAGGTCTGTTGTTTATTTCTCGTTTTGCTGCATCGCATTTACATTGAAGAATGTAGATAACTTCGTCTAGTGGATAAGGCTCATTGTCATCATACAAGCTAATAAAAGTGAAAAGTGCGGTAGATTTCTTATAGTGTTTAACTGCCGCTATTAGTAAGTTCTGTTTTGCCTCTTTACATCTAATCATATATCCAATCCGTTAAATTCTTCTAATGCCTGTTTGTGTTCATCTGAAAGCTCGAAAATCAAATCGCCATATTCAAGTTGATAAGTGCCGAAAGACATTAGGAACGCTACGGCTGGGTCGATTTTGTTTGCGGCTTTCTTCTTGTTCGGTTTAATATTGGCGTTCGCGTCTGTTTCCATAACTACATTTGATAAAGCCCACGCAAGCACCGGATCGCCATTGTGTTCTATCATCTGTCTATTTATTAAAACTTCCGCACTTTTCGCCACTGGGCTAAATCGTTGATAGGTTTGCGGGAATGGTTCTACTTCAAGCCCCGCCGCTTGTAATTGTGTTCGTAAATGGGTTGCGTTCCACACATCAAAGCCAATCATTTGTATATCAAACCGTTCAGCATCTTTTAGAATATCGTCTCTGATTTTGTCGTAGTCGATGCAATCCCCTTCTGTTGTGATTAACCAGCCATCCCGCACCCACTTCCGATACATTGCGCGGTTTTTATTTGCCACGTTGTTAAGCTGAAATTCTGGAATGTAGTGTCGTGTAAGTAACCGCACTTTTTTTCCGTGTGGGAATGTATAACAAAGGCTTGTTAAGTCGCTGGTACTTGATAAATCAAGCCCTAAATAGCAAGTTTGATGAAGTAAATCGCTGTCTGTGTACTGCCGTTCGCATTGCTCCCAGTTTCCATCACCTAGCCACGGTGTAGTGCCTTGACACCATACATTAAAACGCTTGGTTAGCATTTCTACCCATTCGGACGGAATCCCTTTAGCCTTTTTGATAGTATTCTCAAAATCAAGGTAAGGAATGGATTTACCTATATTTGGATTTGCTTTTATCCAGTTCTCTTGATTGTCGATTTCGTTTTCTTCGTCTAACTCAAAAATCAGCACAAACAAGCTATCGTTTTGCTCATTCCCTTCAAGGATTTGAGCGCAATAATCATAATGCTGTTTACAGGCTGAAATAACGTTACTTCCGGCTGTTGTAATAGCAAAGAGTAAACCTTCAGGGCGTGCGCCTTGCCCTAGCTCTAACGCGCTATATACGCTGTTGTCCGTGTGTAGGTGATATTCATCAACAATCGCTAAACTAGGGTTAGTTCCTTCAATCGTTGAGGATTTAGAGGCAAGCGGCCGCATAATGCTGTTATTCTTAGGATTGATTAGCTTGTGTTGTTGAATGTTAAGTCTTTTCCTCAATGGAGCTGAAAGTAAGCACATTTGACGGGCATCATCAAAAACTATCCTTGCCTGATCTCGGCTAACTGCTGCTGTGTAAATATCCTGTTGTCCGCTTTCCATCACTAAAAACCAATTAGCTAAAACGGCTGCTATCGTTGATTTGGCGTTCTTTCTTGCTACTTGAACGTAAGCGGAGCGATATTTTCTTAATCCCGTGTCTTTACGCTTAAAGCCTAAAATGTTGGCAAAGAGAAAGACTTGCCAATCTGAAAGAATAATAGGCTGTCCGCGTAAGTGTCCTTTAACGTGCGGGCATAATTTCGAGAAAGCCAGAAACTTATCAACCGCGCTTTTATCAAAGAAATAATCTGGATTGTTTAAATCGTTAAAATAACGCTCTACGGCTTGTTTTATCTTTTTACAAGCCACTAACTCACCCGATTTGATTTTCTCTGCGTATGCGTGCCATATTTCCATATTCAGACTACATTGTTAGGATTTCATCTAAGATATCGTTTTCATCTACTTCAATAGGATTTTTTCTGCGGCTCACAGGGTCGAAACCTAGCAATGATGACATCTTAATCATCACTTTTTCGGCATCTGCTTTCGCTGACAGAGCTGGATTTCTTGATTGAGTGCCTTGACTATTCACAATAATGAAGCCATTTTTGGCTAAATCTGCTACTGAATGACGCCAAATTGCGTAGTTTTCGCAATAAATTTCAAGGTTCGTTAAATCTTCTGCCTTAATATCGCCACGCTCTGAAAGCTGCTTGATTCGGCTTTTCCATTGGGTTTTAGCGATACCATCTAAAAAATCAGGGGTTTTATAGTTTCTTCTCTTACTCATACATTTCCTTATTTTCAAAAAAATTGCCTTACGTAAAAATTGAGTTGGGAGGGCGGTTCTGACGGCTTGAGCATTTCTTTTTTAAACTCCCCCCACCCGTCTAATCATTCTTTTTTCGCTCCATATCCGCGTTGGTCTATTACTCGTGTTTTGTAACTGTGACAATTTCGGCATAAAGCTTGATGATTAGATTCAACCCAGAATAGAGGGTCTGCCTGTCCGTTCTCTACTGGCTTAATATGGTCTATCACCGTTGCGGGTGTGTAGATTCCTTTCTCTAAACACATTACACAAAGCGGATGAAAGCGTAAGTATTGCGCGCGGTACTTGCTCCACTTATGGTCATATCCTCGCGCGCTACTGCTCGCTCTTGTGTCTTTTGGCTTATGTTCTTCGCATCTACCGGACTTAACTTTGTTTTTACAGTTAGGATAGCTGCATCGTCTTAGTGGTTGATATGGCATATCGGTTACTAAATTCTTAGTAAGCGCAAGGCTCACGGTAAACATCCCATAGAGATTTAACAGTCATAGGGATAAGCGTTTGAGGGGCATCCGTTGTTATTTCTCGGTTACTGTATAAATGCCCGATATACATTAAGCAGCCCACTTTTATAGCTGGGGTAAAAGGAACGGTGTTTTCTGTTTCTTCACTACCAAAGGTTTTGCCTATATGCTTTTGGCATACTTCAAAGGCTGCTACCTTATAGCTTTCGATTAAGTCATCATCTAAATCATGATCTACGTTTAAATGCTGCTTAATTTCTTCAAGCGTTAAATCAGTTTTTTCCATTGGTTACCTCTTTACAAATAAGTTGTAATTCCCTGTGTGATTCCTTGCTATCAATGATGCTGGTTATTTCTAAGTTGCGATTACCGTATTTCACGCGCATTGTGTTATCCACATTCGTTCCGTATCTAATACGGATTCGCACAATGTTTTCATTCGTTACGCTTGCGCTAGCAAAGAACTCTCTACCCTGTAACGGTTCAACCGCTGCGCGTATATTCGCAACGGTTTTCCATTTACTTATAAATCCGCCATAATCATTAGTTTCGTTTACTTGCTTTTGTAAACTTATCGCCTTGTTGTATTTACCGGCTCTAATCATTCTAGGCATCGTTCACCTCGTTATTGTTTCCGCTATCATTGCGTTTAACTTCTACGGTTTGTTTCCATGCTTGGCTGAATTCATCACCGCCAGCATAAGGCGGCAAGCCTTCACGTCTGCGCACTTCATTAGGTGACATTACGCCCGCTTTAATCGCCACATCATAACTATTGAAACGTTCGTTTTGACTGGTGCGGAGTAAGTCGCTTGTGTCAAATTCGATTAAGTGCCGTTTCTTGCTACTGCTCGTTAAGTCAATCATTAAGGCATCTTTAAGCTGCTGTTCAAAGTTAGTTAGCCATGGGCGCAAGGTTTGTGATAAGAACGCTCTACTAGCCTCACTGAAATTCGCATAACTACTATTTGAATAGTCTTGTAGGAAAATCGGGCTTATGTTGTAGATTCGGGCTATATCGGAAATTGTGAAGGTTCGACTTTGTAACCATTCGGCATCTTGGTTTGTCATGCCTAATTGTTTGTATTCCATTGAGCCTTCAAGGATTGGTGTTTTCCCCGCGTTCTTCGCGCCTTTGTAACGCTCTAAGGCTTTCACTGCTTTCTGTGCTTTCGCATCGTCTAACCATTCAGCCGTTGAGATTAGTCCGCTTGCCATCAATCCGTTTTTCATAATTGATGCGCCGTGTCGTTGTTGTGCTAAACCTAGTCCAATCGTTTCACGGCAAACTGTCACAGGTGAACGCCCCATAAATCCATCAAGGGAACTATGGCGTAGGTGTAACATTTCATCTTGAAGGTAGTTTCTAGTTACTCCGTTTAAGTCCGTTACTTGGTAAATATGCTCGCCTGTTACTTTACGGAAGATATTTACTTCGCTCGGCTGGTAAGGTGTAAGGCTTACAGGTTCGCCCTTGTTATTCCACTCAATCACTGCGTAAGCATTACCAGTTAGCAAACAATGGCGCATCATCGTATATTTGAACTGGTAAGGCGTTTGATTTCGGTTAGGCATTTCATTTAAAAGATATTCAACCGGATGACGGTAGATTCTTTCGCGGCCATCTTCTTTCAGTGCGTACAGATAACAAGGCATAGATGCTACCGCCTCGGAAATCACTGTTACGGCATTCATAACCGCTGGTAGAGCCTCTGCCGTTTGTGGGCTGACATATTCGCCCGCGCCTGTATTATTTACGCCCATGTAAGAAATGAATTCATCAATAGTGATTGGTTCGCTGCGTTGCTCTTTTCGTCTAAAAGGATTCCACATATTAAGCCTCCGATACATCAAGCCAGCGTTTTAAGATAGTGTTTGATTTACCCTGTGTTTGTTCTTTTGCTGCGACCATTGAACGCTTAGCGATTTCTACGCTACTTTCCGGATAGGCTGGAATACTTGTTACTGTTACCTCAAAGAGATCTGCTTTAATTACATTTCTTTGATAAGGCTCTACATCAAAATTCCATTCTTCTTTAATCGCTCTGAATCCGAAAGACATCCCTGTAATATCACCGCGGGAAACGCTAACTAATAAATCTTTTCCGATTGTTGTATCGGGCGGAGTTAGTTCAAAGCGTAAGCCGATTGAATCTTCTTCTAGCTTTAATGTTCCCGCACTTGTTCGACCTAGTAACTTGGTGTAGTCATGTTCAAAGAGTGCGCGCACATCTTCGCCACTCGCTAGGCTGTCACTGAAAGCTTTAGGCGCAAAGGATTCCACAAAATCACAGTAAAGCACTTGTGAAGGGCTATTCCATTTCACCGCATAACCGACTAGCTTTTGATTTTCTTCATCAGCTGAAAGTGTTGCGGAGCGGATTTCAAATTCTTTATTCATATTTCACCTATTAAGCAAAAAAAGGGGCTTTCGCCCCTCTATGATTTATGCTGTTGTCTCAATCACTTTGATAGCGTTTGAATCTACTACGCCACCGCCTAAATATTTATCGGTGTGTACTTTATAGAATCCCGGTTCGGTTAAGTTGTCCGGACGGGTTCGCACGCCTGTTTCGTGGTCGATAATGAAATATCCGCGTTTGAAGTCACCGAAGGCAATTACTGCTTTATTTGCTCCGCCTGTCGGCATTGTTTCTAGGAGGTAAACCGGACGACCTAATAGTGTTGCTGGGGCATCAGATGTTAAACCATCGCGCCAGATATAATCGCCGTTTTTGTTTTTAAGTTTTTGTAATGCTGCTGCAATCGTTGATGACATCACCCAAACCGCTTTTTTATGGTATTTAGGATGAAGTGTATAGAACACATCGATTAAAGTATCCGCATCAATCTTCGCTACGCCTGCCACTTCAATTTTTTGAAGTTTGCCAAATTCACGCACTTTGTCATTTTCGGTTGTGCGTTGGTAGGTTAAGAAGCCTTTTGATTTCTTGTTACCATCACCGGAAGTTAAATCTGTTTCTTCTGTTTCTGTGAAGGTTTCAGAAATTTCATCAGTTAGCCAACCTAAAACATCAATGCTTGAGAAGTCTAAGATTTCTTGTGTAGTCTTAGGATAAGCATAGATTGAATTTAAAGCGATTGTTACTTCATGAAGTTTCGGGCTTGCTGTGCCGTTGCGTGCTGTGCCTTCTGTTCCGTGTTCTACTGCTGCGCCGCCAGCCGATACTAATTTTTTGTATTCTTTAGCTCCAACCGGTAAGCGTACTACGTTACAAAGTTGGCGCATTACGCTATCGTCTGTTAAGCGTTTCATTACATCTTTGTCTAACTGTGGGATAACTGAATATCCGCCATCTTCACCGTTAGCCGTAGTTAAATTGCGAAGTTCACCAGTTTTCACATAATGGCGTAACTCATCATTTGAAAGTTGTTTCATGTTGCGTTGTTCTACCTGTTTAGTTTGAGCATCTAGGCTACGTTCTTCATCTGCTACGGTTTCGTACTTGCTGATTTCATCTGTCATCTGTTTGACTAAATCTTTCAGCTTTTCAAAATCTACTGATTCAGTTTCATTCAATGAACGATTTTCTTTTTCTGCTTTTTCAAGCATTGAGCGCATTTCTGCGACTTTTTCCGCCTTTTGTTGGCGTAACTCAATTAATTTTTTAAACATACTTATCTTTTCCTTATGAAAATTTTTTAGTCTAAATTTAGACGACTTTTATTAAGTCAAAATATAATATATAGTGTTTTGATTATTAATTAAACACCTTATTTTTCAATAGCTTAGTTGCGTTTAGATACGGTAAGTTAAGATTGTTTGATTGCTTAAATTTTGAACAAATAGGGAGTAAATATTCTGTATTGAGATATCTTTTTTTGATTGGTGAACAAAGGTGAACAATGGTGAACAGTTGGTGAACAATAAAAAAGAATATAACTATATAATAAATAAAGAGTTTTAAGGATTGGTGAACAAGGTGAACAGTTTTTCTATAAAATTTTTTACACGCGGCTTATTAGTGGTATTATGGCATCAGAAACTATCATTGATTTGTGATGAATTTGAATTTTAGTAACAAGCTTAGTAACAAGATTTTAGACTTTGTAAAATAAACATTAAAAATCAATAATATATAAATGAATTCGGGTTCAGCTAGTGCACCATATTGCAATCCCAAGCTTT